CACTTAAAGAACGCCTCGATGAACTTTCTGGTACCGCCCGAGAGTTTGCAGAGTCTTACTCCAGATACAATGCACTTCGCACTTATCTCTCAACTTTTGTTGAAGGACTCAAAAACAACAGAGACGGGAATAACATCGTACATCCCGATTTCATGCAATGTGTCACAGCTACAGGACGGCTCAGTTCTCGTAACCCCAACTTCCAGAATATGCCCCGTGGTTCTACATTCGCTATCCGGCGGGCAATGGTCTCTCGTTTTGAAGGAGGGAAAATCCTCGAAGCTGATTACGGGCAACTCGAGTTTAGGGTAGCCGGCTACCTGTCGGCTGACCCACAGGTTTACCACGACGTGGAGTCAAAGACTGATGTACACACTGTCACTGCTGAAATTATTGGGTGCTCACGGCAAGACGCTAAGGCTCATACTTTTAAACCGCTCTACGGGGGAACAACAGGTACTCCTGATCAGCAGAGGTACTACCGCGCATTCAAAGACAAATACGCAGGTGTATCAGAGTGGCACGAGAAACTACAGAGACAGGCCGTAGAGAAAGGGTACATTGAATTACCGTCGGGTAGACAATACGCTTTCCCCGGTACAACTTGGACAGATTGGGGGACGGCGACAAACCGGACAGCCATCTGTAATTACCCTGTGCAGGGATTCGCAACAGGGGATCTCTTACCTATCGCTTTAGTTTATCTGTCTAAGTCTATGAAAACTAAAGAATTAAAAAGTGTGATATGTAACACAGTTCATGATAGTATTGTACTTGACGTATTCCCCGGAGAGGAGGATACTGTTACAGACTTGGTGGTAGAGGCGATGATGTCTCTACCTCAGGAATGCCGACGCAGATATGGGGTGGAATATGACATGCCAATTTCTGTTGAGGTAAAGATGGGGTCCAACTGGTTGGACACCGAAGTTGTCTACGCAAACTAAGGAGAGCGTAATGGGCGAATTGAGCGTAATGGACAATGCCTTCGATGGCATGATGGCGGCAGTGAAGTCAGGTGACCGTGAAGGTCTGATGAAGCTGTCAGGACAAGCGGCAGAAGATACTCCTAAGACAGGGTTATCTCGCTTGAATATTAACTACGATACTGAGACTGACGATGGTCAGGCTCTCAAGAAAGGTGCGTGGAAGGTTTACTACGACGGTGAGTTTGTTTATGCAGACACCGTAGAGTTCCGTCCATTGGTGCGTACCTATGAGTGGTCAGTGTGGGATCAGGAGGAAGGTAAGTTCTCCTCACGTTCTGTTCAAGCACCATCACTCGACTACCAATTCCCAGATTCTACAGGCGGAAACAAGTGTGGCCGTCTGTCTAAGTCAGAGGAGGAAGAGCTAGGGGATAAACATCCTAAGACATTAGCTTCACGTCTAGCAACGTGTAATCAGGTATTCTACGCCTTGATTACGATGGACGGTAAGACAGCGGACGGTACAGAAGTTAAGATCGAGAACTATCCGGTCATGACTTACTTTAAGCGTTCAGGCTTCCGCCCTGCTCGTGAGGCGATTGAGCGTCTCGGCCGCAACACTCTCATGACTGAGGTTGTGTTCGAGTTAACTACAAAGCGTAACAAGATGGGTAGTGTCACGTACTTTACTCCGGTGTTCACGCAAAAAGATACTGTAGCGATGGATGATGACACAATGGAGACAATGTCTATGTTCCTCGAAACAGTGAAAGCGTCCAACGCTAACATCCTCGAGCAACACAAGGAGGCGTCGAAGGCGAAAGCTAGCGAACAGGAAGTTGATCTTGCGGCGGACTTTAACTGATGCTTGCGGAAGTTCAGGTTAAGAACTTCCTTCAAGCGGCCACGAGGGGGGAAGCATCGCTTTCCCCTTCTGTGCTTGAGGAGTTTGAAAAGGATTGTCGGGGAGCTCTCGAGAAACAATTCAACCGTGACCCTAAGTGGCGTATACGGATGAGTGGACTCGGTAAGCCTCTCTGTCAACAAGTACATGGACGGGATGGTGTCGAGGAGGCGATGACCTACAACGCAATCCTACGATTCCTCATTGGCGATCTCGTTGAGTGCGCTGTGATGGCTATCCTCAAGGGAGCCGGCGTAAAGATCACAGAGGCACAGGGAACCTGCCAGCTAGCCGTTGGTGGTGAGGAGGTACAGGGCACCCTCGATCTGGTTATCGACGATCCTGTGGACGGAGAGAAGGTCTGGGACGTGAAGTCAGCCAGTCCATACTCTTATTCACAGAAGTTCGGTAAAGGATACGAAGGAATCAAGGAAGATGATCCTTTCGGGTACATTGTACAGGGTCACCTCTACGCAGAGTCCAAAGGAAAGGACTTTGGGGGGTGGATTGTTGTAGACAAGTCCAGCGGTGAGATCCAGTTTGTACAAGCTCCTGATGACCAGAAGGATGATAGAGTTGAAGCCCTGCGGGTAGCTGAGAAGAACGTAGAAGCTCTCATGTCGAACTTCAAATTCAAGAAGCCGCCGATGGACCCTGTTCCGGAAACCTACCGCAAGGATGGGACTGTCCACGAGACAGGGAATAAAGTGTTGAGTAAGAACTGTACATTCTGTGGCTACCGTAAGGAGTGTTGGCCGAAAGCTGTGCAGTACGAAAAAGTTACGTCTAAGGCCAAGCAAAAACCCCTTGTTTGGTATCACACATTGAAGGTCAAGGAATTATGAAAACCACAGATATCAAAAAGGTAATTGAGCTACAGGGCAAGATTATCAAGTTACGTGATCGAATCATGAAAGATGTTGAAAAGCATAATGAAATGGTTTACGACGAGTTACGTCCGATGTTAGAAGGTGTGCAATACAACACCATCTATCAAATAGCGGACATGACTTACAAACGCGGACGCATATTCTGCCAACTTAACTGCGAAGACTATGGCTTAGGAGTCAAAGCAGACGGCCTAGCTACCCTACGTAGGATTGTTGTGGAGACAAAAGATGCCCCTTCTGATGACACAGAAAGTGGACCGCAAGCTTCTCTATCTGAATGAGGGAGCCTACGCAGTCTATATCGAATCGGCTGACAAGAAGGCCGGCGACCCGTGGGTTAGGTGGGCACGTAACTTTGAGAGGTGCTTGCCGTTGACTATGTGGCAACACTTCGGTCAACCTTTAGGGCACGAAACTTGGGAGCGGGACGGTAAGAAAGCCACAGATGAACTGATACGTATTTCTAATGCAATACGACAGGGACGTGTGGTGATTTTCCCCGGAGATGAGTACTCCCATGCACTCCTGCAAATCAGGAGTACAACTCCCAAATTGCATGATAGAATTTCTCAATCGATACAGGAACTTATAAACCTATGAGTAAGCCCCAACGACATAAGTTCCGCTCTGACTACGAGCTCACGGTAGCAAAATTCCTTGCAGAACAAGGAGTTAAGTATGAGTATGAGTCTCAAAAGTTAACGTACCAACCGAAACCTAAAGTCTATACGCCGGATTTTTATCTTCCGGAACAAGATATTTACATTGAAGCCAAGGGGTTCTTCAGCCCTGCGGACAGGCAGAAGATGCTACTCGTGATTAAACAGAATGTGGTTTTTGACATACGTATGTTATTCTTGAGAGCATCAAACAAACTTAACCGTTCTAGTCAGACGACGTATGGGAAATGGTGTGATAAGCATGGTATCCTCTGGGCTGATGGGACAATACCACTCGAGTGGTTGGAGAAGAAAGTATGACTATTGATGAAGATAAAATCGCCGCCCTCGAGCAAGCTGGCTTATTGAAGGGGCGTTACTATATTGTCTTGGAGCCTTTAGAAGATGAAGATGGGGACGAGGATGGCTTTGCTATCCGTGCATACGCAACTAAAGATACTCAGGTGGAAATTGATGGTACAACGTCATATGATCCGACTTATGTCATCCTTCAGGGATTACTCGGGGCTGTCCACGAAAACTTCGATGACCTCTACGACATGGGACTGGAAAGGGTTACGCTGGAGGCACTGGGCGAAGTCGTCCCAGAAGAAGAGCTAAAGCCAGAACACCGTGACCGTATCAAGAGCATGGAGGGCAATGTCATTACTGCCAAATTTGGAGAACTGCAATGACAGATTGGAAGAACCCTGAACACTACAAGAAGAAAGACTTTGAAGCCATTGAGGTAATTAAGTCTGTACTCACGGAAGAACAATTCACTGGATATTTACTCGGAAACTCGTTAAAATATTTACTACGGGTCAACGATAAAGATACCCCCTTGATGAATGCGGGCAAAGCTGAGTGGTACGCTACCCGCGCAGAAAAAGAACTTTCGGAGAAATAATGGAACAAATGTACTGTGGCAGGATTGCCATCGACTACGACCGTGATGAGAACTTTAGCGCACAAGCCCTGAAGTTACTCACGGATTATTATATGTTGCCCGATGAGTCCAGCCCACAGGAGGCTTTTGCTCGGGCGGCTTTGGCATATTGTGAGGGGGATTATGGCTTCGCTCAACGTATTTATGATTACGCTTCTAAGCGTTGGTTTATGTTCGCTAGTCCTGTGCTTTCAAACGCACCGCTTGACGGAGTTGAGCCAAAAGGATTGCCAATCTCTTGCTTTCTCACTTATGTTGGCGACAATCTTGAGTCTCTCATCAGCCATAATTCTGAAGTTGCTTGGCTCTCCGTAAAGGGAGGCGGCGTCGGAGGACACTGGTCTAGTGTACGTGGGATTTCAGATAAAGCCCCCGGACCAATACCTTTCATGAAAGTCGTCGACTCAGGGATGACTGCGTGGAAACAAGGGCGTACCCGTAAGGGATCATATGCCGCCTACCTCGATGTATCCCATCCGGACATCATCGAATTCATTAACTTTAAAGTACCCACTGGCGATACCAACAGGAAATGTTTTAACCTGTTCAACGCCGTTAACATTACAGATGCTTTTATGGAGGCAGTAGAACATGGAACAGAATGGCAATTACGAGACCCTAATGACGGAGATGTCAGAGATTCGATCCCAGCTAGAGAACTGTGGGAAAGAATACTTGAAGCTCGGTTCAGAACTGGCTCACCTTACTTACACTTCATCGACGAATCCAACCGAAGGTTACCAGATTCTCAGAAAGCACTTGGACTCTCAGTTAGAGGCTCTAACCTATGCTCTGAAATCACTCTCCCTACATCTGAAAAACGCACAGCAGTCTGTTGCCTCAGCTCGGTCAACCTCGAAAAGTACGACGAGTGGAAAGGAACAGGAATGGTTGGAGACTTGGTTCGATTCTTGGACAACGTCCTTGAATTCTTTATCCAAAATGCACCAAGAGAACTGGGAAAGGCTGTCTACTCAGCTAAAAGAGAAAGGTCTATCGGCCTAGGAGCGATGGGTTGGCATGGGTATTTACAGCAGAATGAAATCCCGTGGAACAGCATTAGCGCGAAGTTTGCGAACCAACGGATATTTGCCGACATACACGCACAGGC